GTACGCATTCCCCGCAACTCCTGGGTATACATAAAAGGTTCTAGGGTCTTCTTCCGAATACATATAGTTTTTAACCGTAGTACCGTGCTTAGAATACCCGGCTACCGTTGGGTCATGCCAATTAGGTTCTTGTGTATCAAGCGCATCGCGAGACACTATTCGTATTGCAGTTTTTCCAGTGCCACTACTGGCCGCAGACATATTTCTAACTACTTTTAATAACCTATTGCCGCCAGAAGGAAGCGTTTGCTTAGTTCCAGTAGCTAAAGTAATGGTTGTATTGGTAGCAGTTGCATCTGGTTTTAATAAAGCTATTTCACGTTGCGCATCATTAAGCCACAATAAAAGCTCCGCTGTAGTCCAGCGTATATTAGATGTATCTTGGAATATAAATTCAGCCCTATCTACAACGCTCTGTACAGTTACACTCATGTTTTACCTCAACGAGAATTCAATGCTTCTTGCCATGCTGCTTCTCTTTCGTCTGTTAGAATAGCTTCTCCAAAAGCTTTATTTACTACAGCAGCTTTAGGCGTACCATTAGTTTTAAAGCTATCAGGGTTACCTTCTTCCATAATAGTAAGTAATACACTTACTAGTTTTTTAAATCTATCGCCCTCTTCTACTTTTGGCTCTAGTACAATATCAACAGTTTCCGACATTGTAGTAGTGTCTGAGAAAGGGTCTTTTTTAACATCGTTCTCTTTAATTTCTTTAGCACCTTCTTGCAAAGCTAATACGGCTATTTCTAGAGACATTTCTCTAGGAACTCCAGGTTCAAGCATAATAACTGCACCGTGTGTAGTAGCAATTCTTAAAGGTTTATCGCTAACAATCTTCATAACTATTCCTTTAGTTAAAAAATGACTCCCCCGATTAAAGGGGAGCCACAGTTTTTATTACCCAGTGACCATTACTCTTAAAGTAACATTCACTACTGCAACACCTGTTTGTGGTGCAGTAGTAACTTTAAGGTCAATAGTGTCATCTGCTGTATAAGTATGACGAGCCGGAGCTACCAAAGCAGCTGTAGCAAGACCATCTCCAAGGCGGGCAAACCCACCTGTTCGACCAATTTCACTGGCCGTTATATAGCGATCTGGATCAGTACCGTCACCTACTGCTAAAACAATAGCAGCGGAACCACCGGTATCAGCATCGGTTTCAACGAGTAGTTCAACGTCTATAACGCGTTCGCCTTTGAACACTTTGACCATTTGAACGACATCGTTAACGACCCACGCTGCTGCGGTTGTCCACGTAGTTTCTCTAACGCCAATCATTCCATCAGGGAATGGTTTGAACAAAGAGTTAGACGTTGTTTCTGGGGCTGTAAATGTAGTAGCCATTACACTTCCTCCTAGTATGCAGTATCAAAAGCAATAACACCGAAGTCTTCAACTCCGCTATTGTAATCACTGTTGTACTTTGGTTTACGAAGACCGAAGATCTTACCGATGCTGATACCCTGTTGGTTACCATAATCAAAGTTGTCTTCGACAATTTCAGGAAGGCCAATGTCTGCCATCGCAAGTGCTTGTGCTCCACAAAATAGAGCTCGTGCGCCATTAATATCAGCGTTAGCACCCCATTTGTAGCCAGCAGCTCCTGCATTTGCACCGCCACCAGCGCCAGCTGTAGCATTAGCGGTATTAAACACATGACGATATTCATGTATTACAACACCATCGACTAATACGCTAGAACTTCCAGCAAACAACTCATTCTTAGGCCCACGAATACCCGCACTACGGACGTTAGCCAAGAAATCACTGTCTAATTTTAGTTTAGCCATCTGTTGTGGAGTTACGAACATGTGGAAAACTTCTTCCCCACCTGCACCGCGCATTCCACGGATGTAGTTGTCTTTAGCATAAGCTTTCAACTCAACAATACATTTGTATTGCATTGTGTCAGCAGCAACTAGAGCAGTTACATCACCAGCAGATAACCCGTTAGTAACATCCCATCTTCTATGACGGTTTGCAGTAGGGGCCGATACATCACTAGCAAACTCAAGGTCTACTAAATCATGTCCAGCTCCAGCATTAACAGGTCTTAGTGCGCCACTAGTTTTTAAAGTGTAAGCAACACCTGAGAGTGTTAAGAATGCCAACTGGTCTATACGATCAGCTATAGCATAAGCTAGTGCATCTCGGCTAGTTTCCCGAAAGTTAACAACAGACTTTTGATCGGCTAAACGTCCTGCAATTCGGTTTGCGAATCGTAGTTGATCTAACTCGATGGTCAAGTCAAAAGCTCTGAGCGCTTCTTCGTTACCTTCTAATGTGTTGTCGCCCGTTACGCCGTCTCCGGTCATATCTGCAAGCAACGTTATGACAGCTTTGGTACCTTTATCGGACTTAGTAAGCTCCGTGATACGTTGCACCATCGCATTTTGTCCAGTTCCTGCGAACTGATTTATGAACGAGAAGTTTCTTGCTACTCGCCAAAAGTCTCGACTCCAAGCCGTTAGCTGGTTTGAAGTCAAAGCTGCAAAGTTAGTATTAGCCATTGCTATATACTCCTATTTATTTACAAAATTTAACTTAAATTACCTATAGCCAACTTTTGGAGTGGCAATTCCGTATACCTTTATCGCAAGGGAAACGGTTTACATACAATTACGGGATATGAGCCCAATATATTTAACGCCCTATCAGGCGGAAACGTCATCTTACGGCAACGACCTCGGTTTAATATCGCATAAACAAGCGAAAACTTATAAAAAGCATAACTGCGCAAGTAACTTTATGCAAGCTATACTATATCACCGCGCATACGTTTTAATGTAGCGGCGGGTAATGCATTAAACTCTTCCTCAGATAACGTAGACATATCAGGTACTGCCTCCCCATGAGAAGAAGAACTTTCACCTGGTAGCTCAGGCGGTTGTGACTGTGCTGCCTTTAACTTTTTCTGGTTATTAGCACGTTTTTTAGCTACTTCATCTACTGGTTTAGTAACAGCAGGAGCAGCTAACGCAGACTCAGGATCTGCATCTGCAAAACCGTGGTCTTTAATTACAAAATTAGCCGCTTTAGATAACGCATCTACCGGCTGGTACCCTTGAGTTATAAACGCATCGCGTAAATCTACAACTTCTTGGGTAGCATCAGCGTTAAATGTTTCTGAATGCTGATCAAATACAGGGAAAGTAGACTCTAGCTCAGCAGCTGCTTGCTGCAACACAGTCGCTTGTTGACTATGCTCAACTGTTTGCCCCATTTTCTGTTCCATCTCAAACTGAATTTCAGCTTTTTCCGCTGCTCTCATTTCTTTTCTAAGCGCAGTAGCTTTAGCTGTTTCCCCATCTAGTATAAATTCTTGGTATTCAGCTTCTTTAGTATCATAGTCATAAGGTTCTGGAGCATTTTCTACTGGAGTATTTTGCGACTGCAGTTCTTCAAGTTGTTTTTGTAGCGCTTTCTGCTTAGCAAGTACAGCATCTAGCCGTTCTTTTGGAACCATATGTTTCTTAGGCTCAGCTACCGGCTCTTCTACTTCAGCTACAGTTTCTTCTTCAACCTCAGCTTCAACCTCAGCTTCAACTTCAAGTTCTTCTTCAGCTTGGGCTTCAGTTTCCTCTACTTGAGCTGCTTCTACCTCTGCCTCTTCTTCTTCAGCTTTAATTTCCTCTGTTTCAACCTCAGGTTCTTCTACTTCAGCCACAGTTTCTTCTACTACTTCTTCATCCATAAAATTTAAGTCTAAAGACTCTTCTTGCTCCATAGGATCTGCTCCTACTCTAGCATCAAACACAGGCCCATTACTTTCAGTGAGGTCACCAGCTTTTACTTCAGCCATATCTATTCTCCTAGATTACTTTCTATTATTAAAACTCAGTATGAGATTTTTTTTGGTGTTCTACTTTTTCTTTTATTTTTATTAGTTACTTTAGTAGTTTTACTCTTGTTCTTTGTAACTTTTTTATCTTTTTTAGCCGCTCCCATATAGTTTCCCATAACTATCTCCTTATTGTGTTGTGGTTGGTAATTGTGAAGGGGTAATTGGTGCAGATACTTGCTGTTCTTGTTGTTGCTTACTAGCGGTATTCATTGCAGTAGAAGCAAGTTTAGCAGCGGCTGCAGTTTGCGTTTGACCTTGTCTAGTTTGATTACTTAGTGCAGCCAGCTCTCTTCGTAGGTCAAGCTCACGGTTCTTCATTTCTAGTTTACTCTGCATTTCAGCTACTTGAATCTGCGGTTGTGTCTGAGCATCTTGTGCTTTAGCCATATTAACAGC